TCTGCGATTGCATATTGTGCACGTGTAGGGTTAGGTAGGTCAAGCTGCGCCCACAGAGCCTGCAGGAACAGCTTGAAGTCACCTTGTAAAAGGTCTAGTGTATTCATAAATTATGGTAGCATAATAGGGAACGGCATCAGTCCACCAGGATCTTGGATCTCATAACCACCACCCATTCTAGTTCCAGGTGCTGGTGTAGGATCAAATTCTTGATTAAACATTAGACGCAAAGAACCACCAACATTAGCAGGAGTCGGTTTAATTCTAGGCGATTTAGCTTTCCCTGATATTTTAGCTTTACCTTTTTCATCAATACTCATTTCAGGCAATTTAGCGCCTGTTTGACGTGGTCTAACTTGTGCACCTGCAATGCGATGAGTTTCAGGACCGTATTCACGTATATCACGTGTAACTTCTTTAGCTCGACGGCGTTCAATGTCTTCAAATTGTGCAGAAGCTTCTGCAGTTGGAGTAGCCTCAACACGCATTCTTACACCACCTTTTTCAAACTGAGCTTTGAACTGTGCTTCCTGCGCTACACGTTGTAAATAACGTTGATCTGCAGCAAACGCTTCAACAGCTTCAAGTTTTTCTTGAAAAGAAGCTCCTGGTTTAAAATACTGTTTACCTTCTAAATTTAGATCACGCTCTAAATTATGAATACCGCCTTGGTGAATAGGTGCAAACATTGCAAGAGCGTTCATGGTCACATCACCTGGTACAATACCAAACTGTGCCATGCGGCGTTCCATTAAAAGTTTTTCAGGAATATCCAACCCTTCAAAAAAAGGTGCAGCATTATTCAAGCTAGAACCTGCATGATGCAACTGCATTGTAGGTTGTGAAGGAATGCGTTTTGCTGACCCACCTTTAGGATCAATACCAGTACGCATTCCGGCCCGCCGTTGCTCATGGTCTCTAAGTTGTCTGTTTTTTTCTTTAATTTTTCGTGTCAAACTTCTATTAGATCTAGCATCATTAGTGTTAGATCTTTGTTCAACTAAATCATCAATAGCAGACTGTAATTTTTCACGTTTTGCGTCAAAACGCTCTTGCGCTGTTTCTGCCATTAGGCGATGTGCTCCATAAGAATTTTTTCACGGAGCCTATTGACTCCAAATCGCTCCCTCATCCAGTCGATGACGGGAGCACTTCCTTTCTCCTGATTACAACGGGTACAGGCGCATACAACATTCGTTGCGACATCCTGACCCCCACGAGACCTAG